AGGAAGAAGCTACCATGGATGATATCGATGCTATTTGTAGAGAGATCGGTAAGTATGGACATGAGATGCTTTCTGTATATGGTAAGGACAACGACAAAAGGTTGACGGGTAATCACGAAACTGCTCATATTGAAGACTACACATGGGGAGTTTCTGACAGAAGTGCTTCTGTTCGCATTCCTATGTCAACGGCAAATAGGGGCAGGGGTCATCTAGAAGATAGGCGACCGGCAGCAAATATTGATCCGTATGAAGCTGTTGGGGTTATTACCAAGTACTTGAATATTATTGAAAAAGAAGTTGCACAACCTTCATTGTTCGTGTAAGATATCTCATATGAAAAAGTTCTACGAACGAAATGATCATGTTATCAATAGCGATGTGAATGTCTTGTTCGAAGAGCTATTGGATATGAATCCCACTAAGTTCGAGGAGTGGGTCATCCGTATGCGGAGAGAGATAACACGCGCATGGGATGCATACGGATGCCCTCCTCGAACGGGAAAAAACGAAAAAGAAATCATCGATTCTTTTAATAGGCTGGAGTCATATCCAGTACATCAATTTACTCATACTGATGGGCTTTCTGATGTTGATGATGATGTTATAATTAATAAGTCTCGTGCTGGTGTAGAAGTAGATCAGTGGTTCTCGAATATGTTTAAGACGAGAATTAATTATAACGAAAAGGATGATGGATATTCCATCTATGACCTTCTTGCAGATGATAAGTATCTTGATCGTGTTGTGCGTGGTGCAAGTCGTCATCTTCGCCGCGATTCTTTTTATTCCCATGCGTTGTCAGCTATTAAGCATAGCAAAAAGTATTCTATTGTCGATGTTTCTTCGGGTGATGAATGGGTGGACGCTTATTTTAAAAACCCTGAGTTGTTTAGGGGATATGATTTCATGCTCGAAGAGGTCAAAATTCGAGATGGATTGAATACTAGTTATTTTCAACTTGAGCAGTCTGACATTTTACAGCTAACAGATTATCAAGTAGAGATGTGGAAAGATCTACTTTCATATAGACACCATTCTACTTTTGATATTGAGAACTTGTCCAATGAAAAACTCTATGCTATCCGTATTTACAAAAAGGGAAATCGGATATTTCCTTCTGGCTTTAAATGCTTTAGAATTGGTTATATACAGCCGGCTGTTAATTTTCCTCCAATGACAGCTAAATATCTCTATGAGAGGTTTACTAATGATATCAAGTCACAAGAAACAATTAAAATCTTTGACCCCAGTTCAGGCTGGGGTGGTAGAATTCTTGGCGCTATGTGCTGTCGTGATGATCGTAATATTCTTTACGTTGGCACTGATCCCAATCCTGATAATTTCCACAGTACTGGCGGTTCTAAGTATGCTGATGTTGGAGATTTTTACAATACTAGAACGTATCGGGGTAATCCCTTCTTCAGTTCTACGAACAATTACGAGATTTATCAGTTAGGATCTGAGGAGATTCATAATAATGCAGATTTTCAAAAACATCGGGGATCAATTGATCTGGTTTTCACTTCACCTCCTTATTTCAATAGAGAGGCGTATAGTGAAGATGAGAATCAGTCTTACAAGAAATTTGGCTCGTCGTATGAATCATGGCGAGATGGATTTCTTCGTCCTACCTTAAAGAATTGTGTTGACTGGTTACGTCCTGAACGGTATCTTCTCTGGAACGTAGCAGACATCAAAGTAAAGGATGAGTATCTCCCACTAGAAGAAGATTCAAAAAATATCCTCGAAGAGTATGGAATGGTATATAAATATACATTGAAAATGGCAATGGAATCCATGCCTGGTCAGAACAGACTTGACGAGAATGGAATTCCTAAGTGTAAGAATTATTGTAAAGTAAATGACCGTTATCTCAAATATGAACCTGTGTTTGTTTTTTGGAAACCAAAATGATCTCTGAAACAGCGTGTATTGTTGAAAAGTGGATTGATGAATATATCCAAGCTCTTCAGTCCAATGATAGTGTAGTAAGAAGAAACGTAAAAGCTCTTATAACAACCAATCAAGTAAAGCCACGAGAAGCAAAAAAGATTGCTACTCATTTTGGTAATCTTCTTGATGAGATTAGTGCTGTTATTGATAGAGTAGATGATGACTTGGTAGAGGGATGGTCCTATCTCAACACCACTAAGCTAAGAAGGTTGCAGTCTTACTTGGAAGTTATTGTTAATGAGTTTGCTACTAAAGGTACAGTGAAAAGAAAACGGAGAAAGATTAAGCCAGAGCAGCTTGTCAAGAATTTAAATTATCTTGATAAGTTTACGGGTATTGGTAGTAGTGTTGATCCTACAAGCATTATCGGAGCAAAACGAGTTCTGTTGTATAATACAAAACAAAAGAAAATTGCATTGTACATTTCTGATAATGGTATGAGTGTTAAGGGTAGCACTATTAAAGACTTTGATTCTTCTCTTGTAAAGAACTGTGGAAGAAAAAATTTGAAGTGGGTGTCATCTTTAATTTCTTGCCCTTTTGCCAGAGTAGTTAACGAAATAAATAGTGTACGTTCTAAAGAACAATCCGGAACAGGTAGAGTTAATAAAGACACGCTAATATTGAGAGTAAAATAAATGACTGATGTTAATATAACTGGGAATTTTACATACAGAGGAGACTTTGTGCCTACTCTACCAAGTGGGGCACCAGTAAATTATTCTTTGAATGATTTAGTTTTGTTTGAGGGTAAGTTGTACATTGCAACAGCCTTGATTTCTGGACAATCACCAGATACTAATAGTAATTGGATCCCGTGGGGAAATTCTAGAGTATCTTTTAGGTCAACAAATCCACCAGATCCAAAAACTGGAGATACTTGGGTGAACACAAATACAGGTAGATTTTACACTTTTGTAAATGATGGTGACACAGATCAGTGGGTCGAACTATAATGAAAAAAGAATCTAGTAAACGTCAGAAAAACTGGTATAATGAAGAGCCAAAAATAAAGAAAGAGAAGAATGTTAAGAAGAATAAGCGACATTCTTCGAAAGAGAACTTAAAGGATATTGTACAAGGAAACTTAGATTATGATGATTATATGGAAATGGAAGACTGGAGTGATTCGCGGTGAAATTTAGTAAGCAGACATTTGAAATTCTTAAGAACTTTTCGACAATAAACTCAAATATTTTGGTGAAGCCTGGAAACAAACTTGCTACTATAACTGGTGCTAAGAATGTAATGGCTGAAGCTGTAGTAAATGAGCAGTTTGATGTTGAGTTCGGTATTTGGGATCTTTCCAAGTTTCTTGGAACCATTTCTCTTTTTCAGGATCCAGAATTTGAGTTTGATGATAAGTATGTTCTGATTAAGAGTTCTACTGGATCGTGTGTTAAGTATTATTACTCGGAACCATCACTGTTGACAGTTCCACAGAACCGCCTAACTATGCCAGATACTGTTGTGTCATTTAGTTTGACACAATCAACGTTCAGTGAGATTCAGCGTGCTGCAAGTGTTCTGCAACTTCCCGATCTTGCTATTCGATCAGTTGATGGTGCTATTGTAGCCACTGTGCTTGATATCAGTGAACCAACCAGTAATGACTACGCAATTGTTGTTGGTGTTAACGATACTGGCGCTGAGTTCGACTTTCACTTCAAGATTGAAAACCTAAAGATTATTCCCGGAGATTATACGGTAAATATTACAGACAAGATTGTCAGTGAGTTTGTCAACACCGCTGTTGATGTGACTTATTGGGTTGCATTAGAGTCAACTAGCAATTATACTGGATAATTATGCAAGGTCTATTGGTAGAAAAGTATCGTCCATCGACGATTGATGATTGTATTCTTCCCATCGCACTTAAGTCTACGTTCAACGATATTGTGAAGACTGGTGAGTGTCAAAACTTGCTCCTCACCGGGGGAGCAGGTTGTGGTAAGACAAGTGTTGCTCGTGCTCTTTGCAATGAACTTGGTGCAGATAACATTCTAATCAACTGCTCCGAAGATGGAAACATCGACACACTTCGGACTAAGATTCGGACGTTTGCGAGTACAGTCTCTTTGAGTGGTAATAAGAAAGTTGTCATTCTAGACGAGTTTGACTACAGCAATGCACAGAGCATTCAGCCTGCTCTTCGTGGAGCAATTGAAGAGTTTGCAAATAACTGTCGATTTATTATTACTTGTAATTACAAGAACAGGATCATATCCCCGATCCATTCTCGCTGCACTAATATTGAATTTAGTATTCCTTCAGAAGAACGCCCGGCTCTTGCATCACAGTTTATGGAGAGAGTCAAGTATATACTTGAAATGGAAAATATCCCATACGAGAATGCTGTGCTTGCACAGTTGATTACTAAATACTTTCCTGATTTCCGGCGAGTTCTGAATGAACTTCAGCGATACTCAGTTGCTGGAATTATTGATGTTGGAATTCTTTCTCAGGTTGGTCAGGTGCAGGTCAAGGAACTTGCTTCTGCCATGAAGAGTAAGAATTTCACAGAGGCTAGGAAGTGGGTTGTTTCTAATTTGGACAATTCACAGACAGAGTTGTTCCGAAAAATGTATGATGGACTGCATGATCATGTACAGCCGTCGTCTATTCCGCAAGCAATTCTGATCCTAGCCGAGTATCAATACAAGTCTGCTTTTGTTGCAGATCAAGAGATCAATCTTACGGCGTGCATCGTCGAACTTATGATGGAGTGTGAATTTAAATGACATACAAACCTTTACCGGATAATGTAACAATACAGAGATCTAATATTCATGGTCTAGGTTTATTCACAACCGTGGATGTAGAGAAGGGTCATAATTTTGGCATTTCTCATGTGAGCAGTATTAGATTTGACAATGGATATATTAGGACTCCTCTTGGTGGTTTTATTAATCATTCAGAAGATCCAAATTGTGAATATCAAAAAGAAGAATCTGGATTTCCAGCCGTCTTCAAGGAGTGCGGGGATTTCCTTTACCTAAAGGCAATACGGGATATTCCTGCAAATACTGAGTTGAATACAAAATATTTTATGTACAATATAGAAGATGGGAGTATAACAGTAGATGAGTAAGTTTAAAGCATATGGTAATTGGGTTGCACTTAAAACTGTATTTCGTGAGGAGCATGTGAGCGAAGCAGGGATCATGTATAAAGATGATCTACCCGACAACATGATGACATGGAGTGAAGTTGTTTCTGTTGGTCCTGATGTGAATGAGGACATTCTGGAGGGAGATCATGTATACTGGAAATACGGAGCAGATCCCGGTTGTTTCTATAAGGAAGGTGAGGAGTCGCTTGACCTCGTACAATCACATAATCTACTAGCAGTAAAGCGTCCAGATGAAGCTAAGTGAATATCTAAACGCAATTAATTATACTAAGACCAACCTTCTTGACACTGAAGACGAGAGTGTCGAGAAGGAATATACTCCATTTGTAGTTAATAGATGTCTTTCTTATTTTATTGATACTGTTCTGTATGTGAATGAGATGAATCGACTTCCCCATACAGACAAAAAGATGCAGTTTGAGTATCTGTTAACTTCCATTCGAAAGAATAAGAGATACAGCAAGTGGCTTAGACGAGAATCTGAAGAGAATTTGGACCTAGTGAAGCAGTTTTATGGATATTCTGATACTAAGGCACGAGAGATTCTTGACATAATAACCGATGATGATATTATCTGGATGAAACAGATGATTGATACTGGGGGTGTGGGCAGGTCAAATAAATAAATACCTGTGTACGTTATGTATATGGAGTATATAGATGGAAGATATTTTTAATGGACATGGAATAGAAATTGATATAAAAGAAAAAGATGATTTCTTAAAGATACGAGAAACTCTCACTAGGATGGGAGTTTCTTCCAGAAAAGAGAATAAGTTATTTCAGTCCTGTCACATATTACATAAGCGTGGTCGTTATGCTATTTTACATTTTAAAGAGTTATTTTTGATGGATGGTCTGCAATCTGATATAACAGATAATGATATAGAACGAAGAAATACCATTGTTGGGTTGTTGGAAGAATGGGATTTGTTAGAGATATTGGATGAAAACTATGATGACCTCTCAAAGGCAAGTTTAGCTCAGATAAAAATTATTCCTCACAGAGAAAAAGCGGAATGGGAATTGATTCCAAAATACCATATAGGTAAAAAATAATGAATTTTAAAGTGATTAGTTATTATTGCGATGTAGATGAATCCAAATATTACGAAAAATCATATCATAGGCTAAAGTCAAAATTGGATGAATATGAATATGATTATCATATTGAGCACTTGGATAGTCTTGGTTCATATAAAGAAAATTGCAGAAGAAAAATAGATTTTATAATTGAAAAAATGGATCAGTTCGATGATAATTTATTATGGCTCGATATTGATACCATACTACTCAAGCGAATGGAACAATTGGAGAGCTTGATTGAGGGACCTGATTTGGTTTTTGCTGGTAGTAGTAAAGATTTGATATCAATGAAAGCCTCGCCGATACTGTTCATTAATAATGAAAACTCCAGAAAGTTTCTACAGGGATGGAAATCTCTAATAGATATTACTAGAGAAAATGGTGATGAGTGTTTTGATCATGAGGTTATGTTCAAATCAATTTTTGATGCAAAGGATTATTGTACATTTGCTGCTGTTGGTTATGAGTACTGCACATGGCCGGGGCACGAGAATGAAGATACTGTGATATTGATGGGTCTTTCTGATGTTGATTCTAAGAAAGAGTCTCTACGAAAAATGGGCTTCCAAGAGGGAGCAATAGATTGGCAAACTGTGGGATTATATAATGAATGAAATAATGTGTGTTGGACAACCTTTTAGTGTTGATCACTCTTCTTGCTCTGACCTAACACCAGAGTCATTTCGGTGGTCTACCAAACCTGACAATTGTGATACGGTTGTGTGCATTGATGCTGCAATTGTCGGTGGTTTTGATAGCGATGATTTACCAGAAAATAGATTTGCTTGGCTCTGTGAATCTCCGGTTATTATTCCGGACATCTATAAAACTGTATCTGAGTATGCAGAGGCATTGTTGGAGTACTATACAGGGATATTTACATGTGATAGCCAGATTGCGGAACAACATGATAGAATACATTTGATTTCTTCTGGTAGCAATTTACCATGGACCAAGGATTTTCAGATATACGAAAAAACTAAAAATGTATCTTTGGTTGCTTCCCACAAAAACTATACAGAGGGACACAAGCTACGACATTCCTTAGCTAAAGAACACCCCGATAAATTTGATATTGTTGGATCAATTAATGGTGAGCGTGTCGGTGGTAGTTTGTTTGATAAGATGGATGGGTATCGTGATTATAGGTTCACAGTGGTAATTGAAAATTGTAATCATGATACCTACTATACCGAAAAACTTACTGATGCGTTTGCGACCGGAACTATTCCTGTGTATTGGGGAACACATAATGTTTGTGATATTTTCAATCCTGATGGAATTATTATGCTGACAGATGATTTTGATTTCTCCCAGTTAACGGAAGAGTTGTATCAGGAGAAGTTGGATGCTGTTAAAGATAACTTTGAACGTGTGAAAAATTTAAAGATGGCTGATGATGAACTCTACGAAATTATACAACCCAATCGTTAAAAATGGTGATTATCTTTTTGATTCTAGCATAGGGTTTACTCGTCCAGTAGAGATTCACTTTGTTCGAATAGAAGAGTTTGATGACCCTGATGCATATAAGGTCTTGGTTCTCTCCAGTGAGAGTGTTCTCTCTCCAAATAGAGAGTCATTAACTTCTGTTGTACAAAATGGAAGTCAGTATGATTTAATTTTATGTGCAGATGATGAGATAATTGATTCTTGTCCCAATGCCATGTTATTTCCTTATGGTTCTACTTGGTTAAATCGTGGTAAACTTAATCATCCAGATGGACTTGGTTACTTTGATCCAGAAGTTGTCACCTTTGATAAGAAGGATAGGACCATAAACGATGTTAGTTTTCTTGCGTCTTGGTATGATACAGACCGTCAGGGATATGGTGTAAGAAAAGAAGTATGGGACAGACAGGAAGAAATTAATATTCCTATAATGTTTCATACTAGTAGAAAGTCTTTTTTGAATGCACCCAATCCATTACCAACGGGCGAAAAAGAAGATCTGTTTTATTCTATGTTTCATATCTGCATAGAAAACCAATCGGTACGTCATTATTTTACTGAGAAACTTATTGATTCATTTTTAACATACACAATTCCTGTGTATTGGGGATGCCCAAATATTGGTTCTTATTTTCATACAGAAGGCATGATTCTGTTTGATACTGTTGATGAACTTATACCAAAATTAAATGAATTGACATATGAATCGTATTATGATAAACTAGTATTTGTGGAAAAAAATAGAAAGATCGCAGAGTCTTATGCCAACTTTGGTGAAAGAATATCCGAAGTAATTAGTACAAAACTATGATAGCTCAAATTACATTAACTAGAAATGAATTGTTTTTAATCAAGGAAATGATTCCTCTTTGGCAAAAGTATGCTGATGGTTTTGTATTCATGGATGATTGTTCTACCGATGGTACTTATGAATATTTGATGGACAATAAAGATGATTTGAATATCATAGATGTACTGCAAACGGAATATCCGGGACAGCCAACTAATATGGAATCTGTTGTCAGGCAGCGATTATTTGATGCCGCCTTTGCTGTGACAGGAAATGTTGTTTGTTTGGATACCGATGAATACTTTGATGGTCATGCTACAAAGGATATGTTGGAGCAGGGACTGGAATCTAGTAAAGATACATTGTTTCATGCCCCATGGATTCAGTATACAGACACCAACAAAATTCGTGTTGATGGTCCATGGGGACATAACTTCAAAGATAGGATTGGTTCATATGGAACAAGGGGAATCTTTGGTGATGCAAGTATGCACTCTGAGCATCTACCTGTCCCAAAAAATCAAGCTATGATTAATTTGCCCACTTTGTTTATTGCACATTTGCAGTGGCTAGATAAAAAAACTGTTGCGGTCAAGCAGTATTATTGGAAGATAGTTGATTACGTTAATAAGATAGAGCATGGGGTTGACATCATTCCAGCTTCTGCATATGATGCATCTGTCAATAACTTTGACTGGGATTATGCAGATTTTGATTTCCCATTGAAGGTTAGTTCGGATATCTATGACCTGCACGACATTGAAGATAGTTTTAAGTATAAGTTTATAAAAGAAAGTATTGAGAAATATAATATACCCAATCTAAATGATTGGGGTATGGGAATTCATTGATGCAAGAAATTCTAAAACTAGTAGAAGAGTATATTACAAAAAAGAATGACGAGAAGACTTGGACTCCCGGAAAGGATTGGGTGCAATATGCTGGTCCTTATTTTGGAACTGAGGAGTATACTGAGTCTGTCAAGGTTCTGTTGAATGGGTGGCTTGTTCTTGGTCAGGCAGGTATTAGATTTGAGCATAAGTTTCCGAAGCTAATGGGTAAGGATTTTGGTGTTCTTACTAATAGTGGTAGTAGTTCAAATCTTATAATGATGTCTGCTCTCACATCTCGAAGAGGAGCAAATCTGCCCAAGGGCACAAAGGTAATCACTCCGATTGCAGGATTTCCTACAACAATCAATCCTATTTTCCAAGTAGGATTTGAGCCTGCTTTTGTTGATATTGATCTAGATACACTGAACCTAAACTTGGATCAGGTAGAGGAGAGAGCAAAGGAGGGGTGTAAGGTTATTACCTTTGCACATGTTCTTGGTAATCCACCAAACATGGACAGACTCATGGAGATCGTTGATGAGTACGGTTTGATTCTTCTTGAGGATTGTTGTGATGCACTTGGATCCAATTATCGTGATAGACCTCTTGGTAGTTTTGGTGACTTCGCATCTTGCTCATTTTATCCTGCACACCATATCACTATGGGTGAAGGTGGTTTTGTTGCTTGCAATACAAAGAACCAAGAGATTGTGGCTAGAAGTTTCCGTGAGTGGGGACGGGGATGTTACTGTGTAGGAAAGAAGGCCGGTCTTCTTAAGAATGGTACGTGCAAGAATAGGTTCTCAAATTGGTTACCAGCACTTCCAGATGAAATCTTTGATCACAAATATGTCTATGATGAAATTGGATATAACTTAAAGCCAACAGATATACAGGCTGCTATGGGTCTTGTTCAATTGGAAAGACTTTCTGAGATTGTTGAGAAGAGAAAGTATAACCATGCACGACTTTGTAATATCTTCTCAGAATATGAGGAATACTTTGTCATTCCAAAGGCAACAGAGCATTCTGATCCTGCTTGGTTTGCATTTGCTCTGACCATTAAAGACGATGCACCGTTCAAACGAAAGGACTTGGTTGATTATTTGGAGAATAGTATGATCCAAACTCGCCCATATTTTGCGGGGAATATTATGCTACAGCCAGCATATGAGGGGCTTATGGATCAGAATGAAGTGATCACTAAGTATCCTAATGCTCGTAAGATCACAACGGACACTTTCTTCTTGGGTACAAGTCCTGTTATTACAGATGAGCAGTTAGATTATATTTCAGATGTGGTTGGTAAATTCTTTGATCAACTTTGATAATATAACAATAATTTGCATAGACGGTGTTGATCCAAATCAGGGACTCAAGGCACTCAAGTATAGTATGAAACATATTGCGTTTGCTAAGAGTATAATTATGTCTCATATAAAACCGGACAACGTTCCAGATAATGTTGTCTTTGAACAGATAGAACCATTAACACATGATTCATATAGTCCCTTTGTGTTGAGTAACTTATCTTCTTATGTTGATACTGAGTATTGTTTATTGATAAACGATGATGGGTTTGTCATAAATCCAGAACTGTGGGATGATCAATTCCTTGAATATGATTATATTGGTGCTCCGTGGAAAGATTATGGTCAGTTAAATCGAGTGGGTAATGGTGGTTTTAGTTTACGTAGTAAAAAACTAATAGATCTGTGTAGACACATTGTGCCATTAGAGGGTGAGCATGAGGATGGTGCAATCTGTCTACGACATAAACATGCTCTAGAGGAACATGGTTGTAAGTTTGCTCCGGTTGAAGTTGCTATGAAGTTTTCTTTGGAGTCTAGAATTCCAGAGTGTGATTTTGATTTGAACAATAGTTTTGGTTTTCATGGCAGAGGAGTTCCAGAGAATACGTGCGATCATGATGGTTTCTATCATCAATTCCACGATAGATTGGCTCTACTAGATACTGTTGAGTGACTATTATTATGAATGATACTGATATTAGTGTGTTTGGTGGTACTGGATTTATTGGATCCAGATTTTGTTCATTGTATGACAATGAGACTGTTGTTATTGATCGGAATGATTACCAACCAAAAACTTCTAATATACTATACTTCATCAGTACTATTGATAATTACAATGTCCATACTGATTTGCATGTGGACATTGATACAAACCTTACTGTACTGATGAATGTTCTGGATAATATCGATAAGAATTCAGATGCAGTTTTTAATTTTGTTAGTTCTTGGTTTGTTTATGGTAAGAACTACGAGCTTCCTTTTCGGGAGGATCTCTCTAAGTGTGAGCCAACTGGATTTTATTCTATAACCAAACATTGTGCGGAGCAGCTTTTAATTTCTTTTTGTGAAACCCACAACATCAAATACAGGATATTCAGACTAGCCAATGTTCTGGGTGAGGGTGATAATAAGATATCCAAAAAGAAGAATGCTTTACAGTATTTGATTAGGGAAGTTGTTCATGGCAATGATTTGCCCTTGTACTATGGTGGTGAAGTGATGCGTGATTATATTCATGTTGATGATATATGTGCAGGAATAAAACTGTGTATGGAAAATGCTCCTGAGAATGAGGTAATAAATATTGGTAGTGGTAAACCACACAGATTGATTGATATGATAAAAAAAGCGATAGATTATTCTGGTTCTGAATCTAAGATTAATGATATTAGCCCAACAAAATTTCATGATATTGTTCAGGTGAGACACTCATATCTTGATACAACAAAATTAGTTTCATATGGTTTTAATCAGAAATATGATATTGATAGCATCGTTGAAAATTTGGTTGACTTCTACAAGGAGCAAAAAGTTACATCATGAAAATTATATTTTATAATCATTACCACAGGGGAGATATACACTTCTCTAGATCTTTTGTTGAACATACAGTTCGTTCTTTGCGGGAGACTCGTGAAGATATTGAATTTTTGTACATGCATCAAAATTCACCAGATACAGTATCCGATATTGCTAATGTGACGGAGGTTGCAAATAGACAGCTTCTTTGGCCAAATAAAGTTCAGATAGTTTCGGGTGTGCAGGAAGATGGTGAATTGTTACTGGGTATCAATACTTGGGTAGGATCTAGTGATGATTTTAGGAAAGATTGTGGTTGCTGTTTCACTGGTAATCTAAAACTGTGGCAGACTATCTGGAATACTATTGATAATGATCATGGATTAAAAGTAGTTCCTCCATTGAATACCGATGATCTTTTACCAAAGATTGACTATGATCATTACCATCATTGCTCATTTGTTGATGATCATTTGCGTACTACTGATGGTGAGTATAGGAAACGTGTTTTTGTTTCTAATGGACCTGTGCTATCGAATCAGGCTGTAAATTTTGATTTCGATCCAATCATAAGTAAGATTGCACAGGAGAATCCAGATTGTGCATTTTATATGACGGATGCCAGTAGTTTGGAAGGATCGAACATTTATAGTACGAGGGAACTTATTAATAAAGATGGGTGTGATTTAAATGAAAATTCATATCTGAGTAAGTCCTGTGATGTTCTTGTTGGTAGAGCATCTGGACCGTTTGCATTTTCTTGTTGTCATGATAATTTTATGGACGAAAGTAAAACTCTTTGTATATTTACAAATGGTATTGATGAAGGTGCATGGTTTACTGGCGGTAAATGTAATTATGAATGGTGCAAGAGTGAAGATATTTCACAGGTAGAAAATATTATCAGAATTAGTATAGGAGAATAAAATGGAATTTACTAATACACTTGAGGATTTAATTAAAGATCATGTTGATGCAATTTGTTCTGAAAGCGCCATGGTGGAGCTACCAGATAACCTTATTGCAACAGATAATTTGGCAGAGGTGGTAGAGAAACTTGTAATTTTGCACATTAGAACATGGATGCTGGAAGATAGGGTTGGTGTTGCAACTGAGGATTCCGAGATTGCTTCTCTTAAAAAGAAAATTGATATCTGTTTCAAACAGAAGCGTCCATCATATATTGAAGCCATCAACCGGATGATTGAAGATGCAATTGTTAATCGTACAACTTTAGTTGAGGACAGTGTAAAGTCATATGAAGGACATGAGTGATTGTTTGGTAGTAGGGGATACTTCTCAGGTATCTCAATGTCTTCCTTCTTCGTTTTCTCGTGTTTCTTCTAGAAATTTTGATGCTGACTTAGTTGATGATTATGACAGGATTTTTATTTGCTTCGCGGAGCAGAGAACGTTTGATAATTCTTTAGACTTTATGGAAGTTAATTATGATTATACTTTGTCAATGATCGATGATCTTTTACCTAAGTGTAATGATATAATTTTTTATTCGACCGCTATGCTGTGGGAAAATTTAAAAAAATATTCTATTGATGATGCTTATTCATATGATGAAGAGAATAATTATCTTGTTTCAAAACAAAAAATAACTGATGAGTTGAGGGGTATGGATAAGGTATTGGTGCATTATCCATGTAACTTTAATTCGACTTTTCGTAAGTCGGGATATCTATTTTCTAAGTTGGTTGATGCGTGTGCAGGTAAGATAGTATCAACTGGTGATTTGGATTTCAATCGAGAGCTAGTACATGCCTCTTATGTGGCAAATACATCATTATATTCTGATGAATCTAGAATTATTGCTCCTGGCTATCTTACAAATGTGCGTAAGTATTTTCATGATGTAATGGATCACTTTGGTGTTTCTGCTAGTAATATACAAGAGAGTATGACTAAGCATAAACCCAAACCGAATTCTATGCATTCTGTTGTTGATACCTCATATGATTATGGTAGACTGGTTGAAGATACAATCATAGACATTGGGAGACACCTTAGTGATTAATCTTGTAGAAGATACAATCTGTTCTGACGATATACAGTCGCTGATATCATGGTTGGAAACAAATCCCAGACTAACTAAGGGGGAACAGACAGCTTTATTTGAACAAGAGTGGTCGGCGTTTACTGGAGTTAAGCATTCAGTTTTTGTAAATTCTGGTTCTTCGGCTAATCTTGGTATTATATCTGCTTTGGTTCAGTCTAATAAGTTAAAGAACAAAAAGGTTCTTGTGCCAGCAGTATCTTGGTCAACTACAGTTGCTCCCGTAATACAGTGTGGACTTACACCAATTCTGGTTGATGCTGACGAGAATAATTTGGGTATTTGTATTGCTGATCTGGAAAGAAAGCTCAATGAGCATGAGCCAGCGGCGTGTGTGCTTGTCCATGTACTTGGATTTCCTTGTCATATGAAGGAGATTATGTCTCTTTGTGAATACCACGATACGCTTGTGATTGAGGACAGTTGTGAAAGTATTGGTTCTGTTTATCAGGGTAAGAAAACTGGGTGCTTTGGACTAGCATCTTCGTTTTCATTTTACTTCGGTCACCACATGTCCACTATTGAGGGTGGGATGATATGCACGAATGATGATGAATTTTATGATTTACTGAAATCAATTCGTTCTCATGGTTGGGACAGGGACATCCATCCCACCAAACAAAAAGAACTTCGCGACAAATATAATGTTGATGATTTTACTGCGCTGTATACATTCTATCACGATGGATTCAATCTGAGATCAACAGATCTCCAAGCATTTATTGGTAGAAGGCAGTTAACCAAGCTCTCGAATATAATCTCTAGCAGACAGAGGAATTTTTATCATTATGATGGTATGTCAAAACAGGAATGGAAACCTAGGCCTGTTGGTGAAGTCATTTCTAATTTTGCATATCCGATAATTTCTAAGAACAAGAAACTTCTGGTTTCGAATCTAAAAGAAGCAGGAGTGGAGTGCAGACCTCTTGTGTGTGGTTCCATTGGAAAGCAACCATTTTGGGTGAATAAATATGGTGAGTGTTCATTACCAATGGCTGATAGAGTTCATAAGTACGGTCTATATGTACCAAATCATCCGGGAATGACATTGCAGGATGTAGAAAATGTTTGTGATGTTATTAATAAAACAGAAGGATGTAACTAGATTATGAAAATTGTATACGTTACTGGGTGTTTGGGGTTTATTGGTTCGTATGTAACTAGGTTGTGTCTTGAGCGTGGGTGGTATGTTAAGGGTGTTGACAGCACAACATATGCAGCTAATAAGAATTTACTAGATGAGTTTGTGCAGTATGAAAACTTCTCCTTTGTTCATTGTGATATAAATGAATTAGAGTTTCTTTATGATTGCGATTATATTATCAACACAGCAGCGGAAACTCATGTTGGTAACTCTATTGCAAACAGCGATGATTTTGTATTTTCAAATGTTAATGGTGTTCATAATATACTTGAACTGATTAGGAACTACAGACAAGAGAATTCAAAGGTTCCTACTTTGTTACATTTCAGTACTGATGAGGTCTACGGTGATATTGTTGATGGATCACATACAGAGACACACTTATTGAAACCATCCAATCCATATTCCGCGACAAAAGCTGCCGCAGATATGCTTATTCTTGCTTGGGCCAGAACATATGATATACCGTATGTTATTGTTCGTCCGACAAATAATTATGGTATTGGTCAATATGTCGAGAAGCTAATTCCAAAGGCATGTAAGTATTTGAAATTAGGAAAGAAGATTCCACTCCACAATAACGGAACGCCCATTCGTAATTGGTTGCACGCAGAAGACACTGCCAGTGCAGTATTAAAAATAATTGACGAGGGTGTTCAGAATGAAATCTATAACATTGCTGGTGGGTTTGAGCAAGCTAACATTGATACAGTTAAAAAGTTATTGTGTGTGTTGACAAAATCTGATGACTATGATATAAATGATTATGTTGATATGTCATGTTCCAGAGTTGGTCAGGATCTACGATATTCTTTGGATGACTCCAAGTTGCGAGCCATCGGGTGGGAACCACAGAAGAAGTTTGATGACGAACTGGAAGATATAGTAAATTACTACAAGAACAAATTTATATGGTAAATGATAGTAAAAAAATTCGAGTAGTTGATTATATTGCTAATAAAATTAATGAACTCGGAGTGAATCATATATTCACCATTACTGGTGGGGGCGCAATGTTTCTGAATGATGCTATTTTGCGTCATGAAAACATAGAAGCAATATGCAATCATCACGAACAAGCCTCTGCAATGGCTGCTGTAGGTTATGCAAAGTATAGTGGTAAACTTGGAGTAGTTATGCCAACGACTGGGTGTGGCTGCACAAATACAATAACTGGTCTGTTGGATGCTTGGCAAGATAATGTTCCTATGTTATTTGTATCTGGTCAGATTAATTCACATCAGACGATGGATAATTATGATTTACCTCTGAGACAGATTGGTGTGCAGGAAGCGGATGTTGTTACCATTGTAAGTAGTATTACAAAGTATGCTGTTCTTGTTAAGGATCCCACTACAATTCGATATCACATGGAGAGAGCTATCCATGAGGCGTTTTCTGGTAGATCAGGCCCTGTGTGGTTAGATATTCCATTGGACGTTCAGTCTGCTATGATAGATCCAGATGAACTGCAAGGGTATGAAGAACCAGAAGATCCGATTGTCGCGACCGAGATTGATCTTTCTGAACTAGATACATACTTTTCTTTTGCTAAACGCCCAGTTATTTTGGCAGGAAATGGGATTCGTTTAGCTGATGCACAAGATGAATTTCAATCTTTTGTTGAGAATAATAATATTCCAGTAGTTAATACTTATCTTGCAGCAGATTTATTACCAACAGATCATCCATTGAATATTGGGAGAGTGGGAATTAAGGGTAATCGAGCCGCTAATTTTGCATTGCAGAATTCTGATTTATTGTTAGTTATAGGATCCCGACTTGGAATTCCTGTCACTGGATACATATACGAAAATTTTGCCAGAGAAGCAAAAATTGTAGTTGTTGATATTGATGAAAATGAACACAAAAAGAATACTGTATGCATAGATCATTTTATACACTCTGATGCAAAATACTTTTTACAAAATGCAACAGTTTCTCGCGTGTCGGATAATTGGACATCAACTTGTCTACAATGGAAAAATATGTGGCCTGTGTATTTACCGGAACACATGGAGGATGATGATGGTATTAGTTTTTATGGTTTTATGAAAGTATTGTCTGAATGTATGTCCGATGATGATGTTGTTGTATCTGATGCAGGTTCTGCGTATTATGTTTCATCCCAAGCTGTCCACATAGACAAACAGCAACGATATATTACTTCTGGTGCTCAAGCAGATATGGGATTTACTTTACCAGCAGCGATTGGTGTTTCTGTAGCTCGTGGTGGTAAGAATGTAATTGGTATTGTTGGTGATGGATCATTCCAGTTAAATATACAGGAACTTCAGACAATGGTTCATAATAACTTGCCAGTAAAAATGTTTGTTTGGAATAATAACGGATATCTTTCCATTAGGACTACCCAGAGAAAGTTTTTTGATGATGGTTTTATTGTCT